GGGGTTACTGTCGATAAGGCAGGCTTCTGGGATGCACGTACTGGTTACGTTTCGTTATGGAGTTTAACCAATTTGCATTCAGAGCGAGTAGAAGATATGCTCAACACCTTCGACAAGGCACGCAAGGAAACAATCTTTTTACCTAACCTATCTAACTGTGGTCGATGTGGTATAACATCCTCCTGTAAGTTTGTCAATGGACACGCTAGTTAGTGATATAGTCCCACTCATCATTTCACTAGATGATGCGATAGATGCATGGGACAACATAGGGTTCAAACTCGAACATGAAGAGGGGATAAACAAATGACTGGTAATTTCCAAGTCAGTAGCAAACTCAACGATGGACGAATCTTCGTCGTTGCGTCAGAGACATACGCAGGTTTCTGTGAGTCTCTAGAACAAGCCGTAGGCATCGAGGAGTCACAAGAACTTCTCAAGGTCATGGCACAATCACTAGCAGGTTCACCACAGAGTGCATCACAGGCAGTGGAGAACATACGTTCTGCATATCCTAATGCACAAGTGGACCACACTGCACATCCGACACAAACTACAGGCAATACGCTAGGACCTGAGGCTAAGAAATGTCACCACGGTGTCATGACAAAGCGACAGGGTTCAGGGGCTAAGGGACCATGGAAGGGCTATATGTGCCCATCTCCAAAGGGAACTCCAGACCAGTGTGAGCCAGTGTTTATTCGTCGTAACGATGCAGAATGGAATACTTTCTAAACAATGAGAACACTTGCCCGCGCCGTAGGTAGCAAGGACATAGGTGGCGAACCGCTACCAACTGTCTTTCGCACCTTTGAAGTCAACAAAGTCGTATTTCGCCGTGCTGAAATATCGATGATTGCTGGTACACCTGGTGCTGGCAAGTCTTCTGTTGCTCTAGCAATAGCATTGAAAGCAAAGGTTCCAACACTCTATGTCAGTGCTGATACCAATGCACATACAATGGCTATGCGATTACTGTCAATGATAACTGGGAAGACTCAATCTGATGTAGAAATTTTACTTGAGACTGAGGTTTCCACATCTAGAAAAGTAATCAACGAACATGCTCAGCACATCTTTTGGTCTTTCGATTCTAGCCCTTCGCTAGATGACTTAGACCAAGAGGTTGCTGCGTTCGAAGAACTATGGGGATGTTCACCTACTCTTATCGTTATTGATAACCTTATGGATATCTCTAACGATGGCGGAGAAGAGTTTGCAAATATGCGCTCTACTCTGAAAGAACTCAAGTACCTCGCAAGAGATACTAACGCTGCTGTCTTAGTACTTCATCATACCAAGGAGTCCTATGTAGGTACACCGTGTCAGCCACGCTCTGCTTTGCAGGGTATGGTCGCACAGTTACCTGCACTTATCTGTACAGTTGGCACTGATGCACCTGGCTTTATTGCCGTAGCACCAGTGAAGAACCGTTATGGTAAGGCAGACCCATCAGGCAATACTGCCTTTTGGTTGAACTTTAATCCCGAATATATGGATGTTTCTGACATCGCTGAGAGGTTAAAATGAGTTTCATCGACCCTATCGTACCTGCTCCTGACTGGGGAAATCCGTTTCCTAACGTAGACCCTGATGAGTGGGAAGATGACGATGACTAAAGAAATAACCGAACTAAAACCAGATTACACAAGGGCGATGGATATCCGTGGTGAGCCAACCACGGTGTGCATCTGTGGAAGTTTCATCTGGAATCTCAAAGTTGCTTTCCAAGAGGATGGTACTATTGGGATGTATTTTCTAGATATGGAGTGTGCTGACTGTGGAACACAGGCAACCGCCCCAATTGAGGAGTAAAAATGAAACTAACAACATACGCTTGGATTATGGCTGCTGTAGTCTTTGTGGGAACTTTGCCTCACACTGTGGGTGCGATGTTTTTGGAAAGACAGATAGCAATCAAGGAGAACTGCGCTAAACCAATCTTTGGTACGCTATCAATATCCGAGATGAAGAAAATGGCAAAATGGATTGCAAAGGGCAAAGTCCTGGAGCAATACAAAAGTAATCATGAGTGGAAGGCATTGTTTACTTTATGGAACAGGGAGTCTCGCTGGGATTACACCGCAGACAACTCTCGTTCAACTGCTTATGGAATACCTCAAATGCTCGATATGCCAAAGGATACTCCAATGATTAAGCAGATTGATTTAGGTCTCAAATATATCAGCCACCGATACGGTAGTCCATCAAAGGCTTTGGCCTTTCATAACCGTCACGGCTGGTACTAATCATGGGTGGTCGCGCAGCAAAGGCTAAAGGTGCAGGAGCAGAGCGAGATGTAGTCAAATACCTCAAGCAATGGTTCCCGTATGTAGACAGGCGTTTAGCAGGTGCGACCCTTGATAAAGGTGACATCTCAGGTATACCTGGTGTTACTATAGAGATAAAGAACCACGCTAAGATGGACTTAGCAGGTTGGACAGAAGAGTTGATAGTCGAGATGACTAACGACAATGCTTGGACAGGCGTAGTTGTGCACAAGAGGAAAGGGCAGGGGAACCCTGGAAACTGGTATGCAACTATGCCTGTACATGTATGGGTAGAACTCTTGAGGAAGGCGTTAGACAAGTGAACGATGAGAACCCGAACATCACTGCAATACTAGAGCACTATGGTGCTACAGTTCCAACTCGAAGTGGTTGGGCTAAGATGAAGTGTCCGTTTCATAATGATTCACACGCATCAGCAGCAGTTAATCTGCAAGATAATCTTTTCAAGTGTCATGGCTGTCAGTACAAGGGCAGTGGTTACAAAATCATTATGGATAAAGAGGGGGTAGGTTTTCGTGAAGCAATCAGCATCGCAGAAGGAATCCTTAACCAAAGCGGCCAAGTACTACCACGCCGCATTGGGCGAGGCGGAAGAGTATCTGGCAGGTCGGGGAATAACAATGGAGCAAGCGACTCACGCACGCTTGGGCGTCGTCTTAGAGCCGTTAACGGGTCATGAAGCCTATCTCAACAGGCTTGCGATTCCGTATATTACGCGTTCAGGGGTGGTGGACATTAGATTCCGTTCGATGGACCTATCAGAGCCGAAATATATGGGAATGGCTGGTGCGACAACGCATCTCTACAATGTTAGTGCGTTCTTTAGAGCGACCTCATTTATTTCTATCTGTGAAGGTGAGATTGACACGCTTACACTCGATACTGTTTGTGGTATACCTGCGGTGGGGGTCCCAGGAGTCAATAACTGGAAGAAGCACTATACCAAACTCCTGCAAGACTTTGAGAAAGTATTCTTGTTTGCTGATGGGGATAATGCTGGCAGTGATTTTGGCAAGTCTCTTTCTCGTGAATTGGGTAACCTTGTGGTAGTGCAAATGCCTGAGGGAGAAGATGTGAATTCTATGTATCGTCTGCATGGAGCAGAGTACTTTAGCCACAAGATTGAGAGCGTACAGTAATGTTAATCCCAGTAGACGGACACTTTGAGTGTTCAGAAACCAATTGTGACTTTGTTACCTGCGACCTGTATGAATTTATGGAGCACTGTGGTGTTGAGTATGAGTGGGGTGTACGCCTCAATAAGCGGTATACATTTGACCTGTTTCAGTTCCTAGAGATACTCAATGAGTTGACTAACATGGGTGACCTAGATGCCATGTATGACCACATCCAGTCAGCAACCCTATTAATGATTAACGCAAGTGGTGACGAATTAGAAGACTTCATCGAAGAAAGTGTAGTACAATCGGAGATGTCAGAAGTGATGGACGGAATCGAAAGGTTGCTAAAAGAAAATGGATAAGGCTGAACTCAGAGAACTGGTATGGACCGAGAAGGCTGTCAACCAGTTTGACCTAGATGTGTATGAAATCATTGATGAATTGTACATGTTGATGCTGAGCAAGCATGCAGATTATGGTCCATTAAATATTGCTAAGTCTCCTGGTGGCCCTATCAATGGGCTACGTGTACGCATGTGGGACAAGATAGCACGCATCAACAACCTAACTGATAGCGGTTCAGAGGCTAAGCACGAATCACTTGAAGACTCTTTCAAAGACCTAGCAAACTATGCCATCATCGGAATGATGGTACTGAGAGGAAAATGGCCAACAGAATGAAAATCTTCGGACCATACAAAGGCAGTAAACAAAATGGTGGGCGTCCAATCTACGTGTTCAAGAGAAAGAAGAAAGATGGCACAACTGTCACTACTTCAAGTAACAAAGCACGAGTTGATTACGAGAAGGCTACTGGCAAAACTTTATCTAAGAATACTGATGTCGACCACAAAGATAACGGTGGGCGTGCTGGTCGAGATGGTAAAGGTAATCTTCAAGCCATGTCTCACTCCAAGAACGTTGCTAAAGAAAACAAGCGACGTGCTGGTAAGACAGTAAAGAAAGCAGCGGTGAAGAAGAAATGAAAAATATTGTTTGCATTTCCGATTTGCAGGTCCCGTACCACGATGTAGAAGCCACTAAAGCAGTTGCAAAGTTCATCCAATGGTATCAACCTGAGACAGTTGTCTCTTGTGGAGACGAGATGGATATGCAGACAATCAGTAAGTGGTCAAAGGGTACAGAGTTAGAGTTTGAACGTTCTATTGGACGTGACAGAGACCTAACACGGCAAGTGCTATACGACTTAACAGTTGAGCACATGATACGTAGTAATCATACTGACCGCTTGTTTAACACAGTTGCTATGCGTGCACCAGGGTTACTTGGTCTACCAGAGTTGCAACTAGAAAACTTTCTTGGTCTCAAAGAACTTGAGATTAAATATCATACGGACCCTTATCAACTAGCACCAGGATGGCTTCTGATGCATGGTGATGAGGGAAATGTGCAACCCACTGCGGGTGCGACTGCCTTGGGACTGGCAAAGCGCTCTGGTATGAGTGTAGTATGTGGTCACACGCACCGCATGGGGTTGACACATCAGACTCAGACTTATCGTGGTGGTAAGCCTAGAACTATCTGGGGCATGGAACTAGGTAACCTAATGGATTACCGTAATGCTAAGTACATCAAGGCTGGTCTATTCACATGGCAACAAGGCTTTGGTATCTTGCATGTTGATGGTAACAATGTAACACCACAGATAATTCCAATCATCAATCAATCTTTCACCGTGGATGGTAAAACATTCAAGTGGTAATTGATACAAACAAGTACGACAACATGGTAAGTGCAATTGCTTATGAGTTCTCTCGTAAGTTTCATATGTGCGATGCTGATGATATTCGTCAAGAGTTATGGGTATGGTTCTTAGAACATCCTAACAAGATTACTGTATGGGAAGAACTAGACATCAAGCAATCCACTAAGTTAGTTGCACGCTCACTGCGTAATGCTGCTAAGGATTACTGTCAGCGTGAGAAGGCTCGTTCTGCTGGTTACAAGGTAGATGATAACTATTACTATGACCGTGAGGTTGTTGAAATCTTATTGCCTGCTGTGTTACGCAAGGACCTCAATGCACCAGCCATGACTGAACTAGGGTTCACCAAGGCTAAGAAGGTTGCATCAGAGGGTGGTAACTGGTTTGCTATGATGGCTGATATTGAGAGAGCACTTGCACGACTAACGCAAGAACAACTCACTATCGTCTATCTAAGATTCGGAGACGGCTGCGATAACGCTAGCCTGGCAACAGAATTAGGCATCTCAGAGGATGCATCACGCATGCGTGTGAACAGAGCGATTAACAATCTACTAAACTTCCTTGGTGGTTCCAGACCACGCAAGGAGCGGGACTACACAGAGGAGCAGGTCAATGAGCAGATTAATGCAGATACAAGAAGTGACGGAGATTTACAAGAACTTGGAGACGAAGTTATCGGACAAGACTTGGACTGATAAGTTTGAAGCCGATGACTTAAAACTCATCACCGATGTCAAGGATGTAACCGAGAATTTAATCTCACAGGTTTTTATTTTTATAGATTTCTTTCATCAGTATGTTGATGCCGTACAGGGTGCTGCAATTTTTTCCCCCGAGTATGCAGAGAAAGTCCAAGAGAACGCCAAGGTCTATCCAACACAAACTTCCGCTCCCGCGGGGCCGACCCCTGCCAACCGCGCCGAGAAACGCGCTGCTGTCAAGTCAGGTTTAATCCTACCAGATAAAAGATTGATGACACCATGATTTGCAACAGATGTGTAGCAGGCGGTACTGCTAACTCAGTGGGTGATGTGGCGATTGCTATAATGTTTCATGCAGAATGTGAATACAAAGATTGCACCTGCCAGCATAAGACAGGTAAGTACATCAAGAAATAAAAAACCCCCCACGCTGGATGCGTGAGGGGCGGTGTACGATTATCGTACAGTTAGTAATCGCGTACTATGTTAGCCACAGTGATTACAGATTGTGCTTCTAGCCGAAAGATAATGTAGTCAATGATACCTTGTTCGGTCATTGGCTCACTACCTGCTGCTTGGTCTGTGACAGTAAGTGAAAAGGTAAAACTACTCATCTCCCCACATCCTATCAGGTTCACCGCAGTCGTCCTCACTCATGAGGCAACCGCAGTCATCACAGAACTCGTCATCTTTGCCGAGTGCTATGTCATCATCTAATGGTGGTTCATAACTCATTCTACTATCTCGCAATCTTCTCCGCAGTTGTCGCAGACAAATACGAAGTTATCGTTTTTATCATAACGGTCAGTCAATTCGACTGTCCAATCACAACACGCACTGCCTATGGGTCTACTCATTGTTTCTCCTTAGTGTAGTGATGGTGGATAGATTGGGTACGCAACACAGTTGATAAGTTTAGAGCCAAACTCTAGTGCCTTATCCATTGTCTCAAACACTCCATAGATAACGATTTCGCCGTCATCTAATGTCGTACTTGTTACATACCCTTCGGGTGGTTGTTCGTTCATTGTACTGCCTCTCTGTACGATTATCGTACACTATAGTGCAATCCATAGGATTATACCTACGCCTGCTAAGGTAGCCACTGATGTCCAAAGCATGAGAAGCAGTTGCTCACCCACACTTTCGACAAAGTGGTCATAGTCATGTTCGTGGTTCATTATTCTCCCATGTTATGTGGCACACTGTAAACAGATGACTTGTAAGTGGAAATCCAGTCTATTGGTTCCACCTTAAGTGCCGTCTGCATAGCGTGTCTTTCTATTCTGTCCATGCCAGCCCAGATACCAGAGAGACCAGAATACTTGAGGGAATAGTCTCTACATTCTTGTTTGGCGGG